CGGTCGTCCTGTTTCTGTGCGCGACCCCAGCTGAAGGTTCGAATCCTTCCCACTGCCTAAACGACTGATGAGGGGACCGTGTGGTATCCAGAGCGAGAGCATGAGGTGGCGGTGATGCGGACAGCACGGGGACAGATTGAGGTGGTGCATTTGAAAGATGGGTCGATGTGGGTGGTGGAGCCTGGGGGAATCGTGAGGATTTTGGGGGAGTTTATTGAAGTGCAAGATTCTAGGAATAGGCGGGTGGTGATCTTCCCGGCGTCGTGGGTGATTTTTTTTAGTCGGGCGGAGGTGAGTCATGGCCAAGAAGCGGTGTGATCAGTGCCGGTTTTGGGAGTTGGAGGAGATGGAGTCGGGGTTGTGTCATCGGAATCCGCCGGTGATGTTGGGATCGATTGTGGACGGGATGCCGTGGTCGGAGTTTCCCCGAACGGCGGGTGGGGATTGGTGCGGGGAATTCTTACCCCACAAAGGCGCGAAATGAGTGATTGGTGTCCCTCCCATCCCCGCTATTCGGCGGGTCGTCAACCGGGTTCGATCTGTGGCCGGTGCTGGCAGTTGTGGTTTCTGCGGAATCCTGAACGGAAGCCGCCAGAGATCAGGATCGAGCATCTTCCAACATGTGCGGTCCTTGAGGAGCGGTTGGTATCGTGACTCCCTCCCTCTGGCGATGGGCCGTCGTGCTGGCGACCGTCATCAGTGCGCTACTGCATAGCCCGATTCTTGTCGTGATGGTGATTGGGTTGTTACTGGTGGAGCTCTTAGACCGGATCGATTGGCGATGAGGCCACGTATGAAAGGATCGAGCTAAGTGTCAGCCACGGCGGAAACGCTGAGTCGAAAACAAGCCGCTGAGGTGGATCGGTGGGTGAAGGAGCCGTTCTATTGGGCGCAACGGTTTCTTGGGGATTTTGATCCGTGGTCCGGGCAAGAAGAGTTATGGACGGAATACGGGAAACTTCTCAACGCCAAGATCAAGCGCTACCAGCTTGGGCCACAAGCCCTCACGCCGGAAGAAACCGACTACGCCGACAAGATGGGGATTTCCATCATGTCCGGTCATGGGCTTGGGAAGGAAAAATCCATCACTTCGATAGCGATGCACTTTTTCACAGTACTGAAGTATTACAAGCCGATTGTCATTTGTACCGCACCGGCTGGCCCAACTCTCTTCAATACCATGTGGCGGGAATTCACGAAGACCATCACCGGGTCTGAATTCCTTCCATCGTTAGTTGAAAAGCAAGCCAATAAGATCTTTCTCAAGGAAGATCCAGATCGAGGGGATCTGGTAAGGATTGTTCCTCGAACGATTCAACAGAATTCCAGTCCCGATCAGCAAGGCGAAGTCTTGGCCGGGATGCACTCTACGGCGGTGATGTATGCGATTACCGAAGCCTCTGGTGTGGATGAGCCTGTCTATAAGCCGATTGAGGGCGGGTTGACCGATCCGATCAGCATGGTCTTGATGATCTTCAACCCGACGAAGCGCACGGGCTTTGCGGCTGAGTCTCACACGAAATTCCGCAAGCATTGGATCTGCTTGCAGTGGGACGCAAGGAAACTCAAGAAGGAAAAGATCGATCAGCCTGGTCGGTTCAAGTGGTTCAACGAACGGGCGCAAGATGTCCTGATCGAGAAGTACGGGGAAGACTCTGATACCGTCCGTATTCGTGTGATTGGTCTCCCGGCCAAACAAGCGGCGGACACCCTGATCCATTACGACGCCGCGGTTGCAGCGATGGAACGGCAGGTGGTGATTCAACCTCATGATCCGCTGTCTATCGGGGTTGATGTCGGTGGTGGTGGCTCTGGCGGTGATCCGTCCATCATTGCTGTCATGCGTGGACCAAAGCTGGTGGAACTCCAAGAACATGTGAACGTCGATGAGTTTCAGCTTGGCGATATTGTAGCAAGGATTTTTTCTAGTGAGTATTCAAACCTTCCTCCTGATACATCATGGTGTATTGTAGTTGATCGTGGTGGGCTAGGAAGAAGCACGGTTCATATTCTACAAGATAAACATAAACTTCAAAACATCTACGGCATTGATGCAGCGGAATCCCCGATCCGTGAATCAGAATTTCACCGCATGCGGGACGAACTCTGGTGGGAACTCCGCGAAGCCTTCATGGAGACGAAAGAAATTGCGATTGAGAATTCGGTGGAGCTACGCGACAAAATCAAAAACTGTGACGAGTTGATTTCTCAGCTCACATCCATCAAGTGGGCATCCGTGGCGTTGAACGGCAACACGCGGACGAAGGTACAAGGGAAGGGCTCATCGTCTGGCATCCCCAATGTGAAGCCGCTTCTCCACTCGCCGAACGAAGCCGATGCGTTATGTTTGGCGTGGCGTGGGTACTTACGGTACTGCTCGAAGGTGCCGACGCGGTTTCGTCGTGAATCGCATGGGTTATGGAGGCATCGAACCGCGTCATGGAAGACTATGTGATATGCAGGATCTGTTCGGGGCATGTAAAGGTACATGACACATATCGTGGAATATGCCAGATGTGCATTGTTCGAGCGTTAGATAACAATGAGATATTGAGAGAACTCAAATGGAAGCGAGAGCCGTTAGCTGAAGGGGTGACGCCTGCTAAAACAGTACTGCCTGAGGTAAAATGGAAGACCATGTAATTGTAGATAAAGAAGATACTTATGAAAAGGGTTGCCAGTTCATCTGGAGGCTCTGCTGCCAGGCGATTAACGAATTTTCATGTGGTGAGCATGGAGAGAAGGAAGACATGAACGAACTTCGTCAGGTATTTATCAATCTTGGCCTGCACATTCCATCTGAAACCCAGGGAACTTGATGCATGACGAATGGAGGTGATCAGCATGAAGAAGAAATCAGGGAAAAAGAAGTTCTAAAAGAGACTATCGATGCCCGTCGCAAGGTGAAGGGGGCGATTGCGGAATTGTCAATCGTCCTATCCATTCTTGACAAACGGCTGAAAAGGTGATAGTGCTTCCATAATTCTTTACACCGTGCCCGCCTCAATTGAGCCGCGCATGAGGGAATCATTTCCTCATGGCGTTGGCCGACTCGTCCACCTCCTCACGATACACCGAACAGCTCGATTTTCTCGTCAAAACCGCGAAAAAGGAAGACGATGAGGTCGTTATCCAACGGCTGCATCGGTTTTTGGTCGAAGCGGCCTATGCCCCACTTCGTCAGCAATACGAAGAAGAAGCCTCTCTCAATTATAGCTACGTTGAAAACGACTTTTATACCGCTGAAGAGCTGGAAGAATTCGCTCGGCGTGGTCAGCCCCCTACCAAACGCAACGAAATTGCCCCAATTCTTGAGCGACTGGCCGGACAATTCATCCAGACTCGCCAATCAGTCACATTTTTAGGTCGAAATACCCCACAGGACGATCAAACAGCCACGCTCGCGCAGGATTATCAGCGCTGGAACGATCAGGTCAACAATTTTGAGTTTGAAGAGCAGGATCTCGCCTGGGATGGGCTTGTTGGTGGAGTCGGATGGCTCAAAGCGCAGGTCAAAACCAACGATCTTGGCTATAAATACGTCTGTTTCCGCGCGGTCAACCCCTTCCATATCTACAAAGACCCATTTTCCGTCCGGTATGACCCGAATGAAGACGCGAAGTACATCATTGAAGGGTCATGGATGGACATGGAGGACTGTATTGCCCTGGTGCCTGATAAGGAAGACGAGATTCGCGAGCATCTAGCGTCTGCTCCAGGCTATGGGACCCCTCCGGTCAGTAGCATCAAGCAATCCCTGCTGAACGAATCGAATATTGCGAGACATGCATTTTCGCTGATGGTTCAAGCGCGTGGAGGCCGAACGCGGGTCAGACCGTTTGAATTCTGGTATAAGCGGAAAGTTAAGGTCTACTACATATTCGGCCCTGACAGTGTGCTGGCGTTGCCGATCCCGCTGGAACGGAAGCAGGCGCATACACTCGTCAAGCAGCTTGGCGAGCAGTTCACTATCGAGGAGAAGCTGCAGGACCGGATGTATTCGGCGTTGCTCCTCGGTGGGCTGCTCCTCCATCACGACGTCTCCGAGCACGAAACCAACCTCTTCCCCTATGTCCCGTTCTATTCGGGCATACGCAAGAATGGGGCTCCCCTACCGATTGCCTCTCGCATGGTTCCAATCAACGAGGTGATCAATAAGCTCGAAAGTAAAGCCATCGTTCTGGTGACGAACCGTCAGACCATTGCCGAAAAGAACGCCGTCAAGAACGTGGCGGATTTTCAGGAACAGAAGGCCCGTCCTGATGGGTACATGGAAGTGGAGGACGGGGCGCTATCCAGCGGGAGGGTGCTCAATACCAACAATCTTGAGGTGAGCCAAGGTCACTTGTCGGTATTACAGGAAGCCAAGAGCGCATTGGCTCGCGTGGCGTTGCCTGATGAGTCAATGGGACGACCTGGCGAAGTACGCAGTGGGACCGGCATTGCTCGCAAGCAGATGATGGGCTCGTTGATTACGATGCCCGTACAAAACAACTTGCGACGAACTCGGCATATCAGGGGAAAGCTCTCCTATGCCCTCATGAAGCAGTACCTCACGGAAGAGATTGCCTTCCAGATCACTGATGACCCCATGGCCCCCCGAACGGTCACGATGACTAGGAGCGCGATTCAAGCACTCAAGGAACAGATCTACGACATTGTGATTACGGAAGAGAAAGACTACGCCACGTTGCGCGAGCAGCAGACTGAGATGCTGTTGACGGTGCTGCCACAACTTGCGCAGCTCGGACCGGCCTACGTGCAGCTAGGGATTCAGCTGTCAGACCTTCGCGATAAGGAAGGGCTCATGAAGCTGGTCCAGCAACAGGCGCAGCAAGGCCCAGTCTTGCCGAAGATTTCACTCACGCAGGATTGGAAGGACCTCACGCCAGAGATGAAAGCGTACTACGCGCTGTCGGCCTACAAGAGTGAAGAGCTGGCACAGGCCATCCTGCAAGAAGGTGATGACCCGGCCTTCCTCAAAAAGATCAAGGCGGATTTGATCAACACGCAAATCAAAGAAGGCACCCGTGCACAAGTGGAACAAGGACGGCTGGACCTCTCCGCGTTGCAGACGGCGGTAGAAGGCCGGATGCAGTTACGCCAAGAGTTCTCCAGTCAACTGGATCAACTGAACCAAGGAGCACCACCATCATGAGTACCGCTGTTGCTGAACCGACTGCCCCCGCCGGGACAGAGGCCCCCGTCAGCTTGTCGTCCATGCTGTACGGATCGCCTGCTGACCACGTGACGGACTCGCAGTCTGGCACTCAGCCGACTTCCGCACTGCCAGCAGAGAACGGAACTGCAACCCCTCCACAGGAGATTGTTGCCCCCGCTGCTGAGGTGAAAACTGAACCTCCGACCAAGGAAGCGGAGGACGAGAAGGCGAAAGCAGAAGAAAGCCACCGCCAAGCGGCACGCCGACTCGGGAAGCAGGTCCATGAGCTGAAAACGCAAATGGACCAATTGGCCGAGGAGAATCGCATCCTGAAAGCGAAGGTGGAGGGGACCTACGAAGAACCGCAAGGCCCAACACCAGAGGACATCCGCGCTGAGGCGGAATTCAGGGGGCGCGAGCTTGCTAGCCTTGATGTCGCAAAACAGCGGTACGGGGCCGAACAGGTTGAGGATCGCATTTATGCGCCGGGGTCAGACTTGCAACAACTCTTGCAAGCTCAGCCGTGGTGGAAGTTTGCGATTGTCAACAGTGCGCAACCGGCTGTGAAGGCATGGCAGATCCTCGATCTTGTGGCATTCCAACAGAAATATGGAGAGGACTCTTCAGGGTGGGTGGAGAAGATTGTGTCTGAACACAAACCCAAACTCTTTGAAGAGTTCAAGAAAACATTACATGCGACACCGACAGGGGCCACGGCTCCGACGGTGACGCAGGCACGTGGCGACGGTGGGCCGGGGAAGCGAGAGAAAACACTCTCGGAGATGTTTTACGGCAATACACCGGCTGCTCCGTAAGCCAACAAAGGAGAGGGATTCATGGCTACGATTAACTCGACGGTTCTTAGTTTGATTGATCACGCGAAGCGACGTGACGCGACAGGGAAAACCGCAAAGATTGTGGAATTGCTCTCTCAGAGCAACGCCATTGTGACGGATGCACTTTGGAAAGAGTGCAACGACGGGACCACTGAATTGACGACTGTCAGAACAGGGCTCCCGTCTGTTGCGTGGCGTCTGATCAACGGCGGCGTGCCTCCATCGAAATCCACGACCGCACAGATCCGTGAAGCGACGGGCATGTTGGAAGCCTACAGCGAAGTAGACGTGGCCCTCGCCAAAATGAACGGGGATGAACGGGATTTCCGGCTGTCTGAAGCCTCGGCATTCTTGGAGTCGATGAATCAAGAGGCGGCGCAGACGATATTCTACGGAAACTCCGGGGTGTCCCCCGAGGAATTCACAGGGTTGGCACCGCGATACAGCTCGACCACTGCCGGGAACGGCGCGAATGTGTTGCTCGGCGGCGGGGCAGGCTCAGATAACTCGTCCATCTACCTCGTTGGTTGGGGCGCGCAATCCTTCCACGGCATCTACCCAAAGGGCAGCATGGCTGGGCTCTCTCATCGAGACCTTGGTGAAGTCACCATTGAAACCGCCAATGGCATCGGCTCAGGGAACCGCATGCAGGCCTATCGGGATCATTGGAAATGGTGCATGGGCGTGGCGTTGCGGGATTGGCGGTATTGCGTCCGTATCGCCAACATCGACATCTCCAACTTAGTCGCCAAGTCCAGCGCGGCGGATTTGGTGGAATTGATGATCAAGGCCATTCATCGAATTCCCTACGAGGGCGTGGCGAATCTTGTGTTCAACATGCAGC